CGCTGATGGCAAGGTTTTTAAGGTCGGCGGCAATGCTGATCTGGGCGAAAACATCATAGGCGATTTAGCCACAAGTTATAATTATTTTGGTGATCGTGGCGGGGTCAAGCGCTTCAGCAGCGTCCAGCCCATGCTTGAAGGCGAAACTGATGTGCAGTTTGACTTTGGGGTTGGTGTAGATCAAGCGCCTGTTAGCGGCATTGCAGTCGCAACCACAACATTTGCATCAAACATGGCAAGTTGGGACATTGCCACATGGGACGATTTTTTCTGGGCTGACGCGGTGGGCGTTGGCATTACCAAGCGCCGTAAGGCAGTCAACAAGTTTGGTTTCAGCGCCGCCCTACGGATCAAAGTGGCAACGGACAGCCAGACCATCAGCTTCATTAGCGCTCATTACACATACGCACCAGGGGGGCCATATTAAATGCCTTTTTCAAGCGGAACTTTTAGCAGAACTTTTGATTGCACGACAGATCGTGACAACGGCGTAAAAATCCTTGCCTCTAAGTTTGACACAGAACTGGATGGCATGGCTGTTGGCTTATCCACTGCAATCCTAAAAGACGGCACGCAAACTTGCACGTCAGCAATACCATTTGCCCAGGGCATCACACTGCCAGATGACAAAACAATTACTTTTGGCACAAACAACGATGTTTTAATTCAGTATGATGAGACAACAACCGATTCACTTAAAATATCAGCAGCAGAGGGGGCTGGCCTTGCCATCACACTGATGGCAGATGAGGGCGATGACGCGGGTGATGAGTGGAAGCTGAATATTGCAGATGGCGGCATATTAACGCTTGGCAACGATATCAACAGTGCTGGCACCTATGTAACGCACTTAACCATCACACCAAATGCAACCGTTGCAAACAGCACGATGGCTGTTGCTGGCAATCTGACTGTTGGCGGTGATCTGACTGTCAGTGGTGATGACATCACTATGGGGACTAATACGGCTGGCAATTTGTTGATTGCTGACGGCACAAACTTTAACTCAATTGATATTGGTAGTTTGTCGGCAATTTCTACAGTTGCGGGTGGCGATCTTTTTCTTGCTGTTGATGCGTCTGGCGGCGGGTTGAAAAAAATAGACCGTTCAACAATTGTTGCTGGCCTTGCAACCAGCGGTGCGCTTACAGCCATTGTTCAGGACACGAGCCCCGAATTGGGCGGCAACTTAGACACCAATAGCCACAATATCTTGATAGATGACGCGCATTTTATTGGCGATGAAAACGGCAATGAGCAGATAATTTTCCAAACAACATCAAGCGCGGTTAATCAATTTGACATTACAAACGCTGCAACTGGCAATGCGCCAGAGATCAGCGCTACTGGCGGCGATACAAACATAAGCTTGAAACTGACACCAAAAGGTTCGGGTCAGGTTTTGCTCGACGGCAATGTTGGCATTGAGACAGGACTTATAAGTTTAAAAAATGGTGGTTCACGGTCAAACATTAAATTTTACTGTGAATCTGCTAATGCTCATTACGTTGAATTGATTGCGCCAGCCCACGCTACATTTTCAGGCAACGTAACTGTTGTTTTGCCTGTTACAGCCGGAACCCTGGCGCTTACTTCACAATTACCAACGTCAGGCATTAGTAGCGGTAACGTCGCTACTTTTGGCAGCGGTGTCGTTGATAACGATTTTTTACGAGTGGATGGCACGACAATCGAAGGTCGGTCAGCTTCAGAGCTTGCGTCTGATATAGGCGCAGCGACTTTAGACGATGCAACGGCTTTAGCGATAGCGCTTGGATAGGAGAAATTTATGGCTAACACATTCAAAGTGGTGTCGCATGATGTGATGCCGGCAAGCAGTGGAACACCAGAGGATTTGTACACAACGCCTAGCTCAACAACTACCGTTGTTTTGGGCATGGTGTTGGCAAACGTACATACAAGCCAGGTAACAACGAGCGTCAAGCTAGTGAGTGACACCAGCGGTGGTGGCAGGGCAGCAACAAACACAACCACGTTTTTGCTTCGAGATGCACCCATTCCTGTTGGCGGCAGCTTAGAGATATTATCTGGCAACAAGGTTGTGCTTGAAACAACCGACAAAATTCAGATTGATTGCTCGGTTGCAGATAAAACCTCAGTCACCATGAGCATTATGGAGATAACCTAATGGCTTACATTGGCAAAGGCGTTATAGGCGTTGAGCATCCAAGCACCTCTGCGCTGACCGCAACCACTGGCACATTTTCTGGTGCTGTTGGTGTTACTGGTTCGACTACAGCAACAGGCGGCTTGAATGTAGGCACAATAAAAGATGTTGGTAATAACGCAACTGCCATGACGATTGATACCGCTGGACGCATCCTTCAACCAGCCAAACCAATTTTCTATGCTACTGCTGATAGCAGTATAAGCATGACAACCAGCTATGCTGAAACCACGGCTTTTAGTAACGCTTTTGTTAATGTTGGTAGCCATTACAACACCGGCACAGGCAGATTCACCGCACCGATTGCGGGTGTTTATAATTTTGCTGTTGCTTCCATCGGCAATGCCACTGCTACTACCTACAGATTTAGACTTTATAAAAACGGAAGCAGCCTTAATAAAGCTGAGTTAAGAATACAAACAGAGGGTGGTGCTTATGGCACAAATGGTGAATTTTGTGTGGTCACTTCTTTGAGTGCTAGTGATTATGTTTCAATTTTTGTAATGTCAGACGATGGTACGGATGCGTATGGAGATAGTAATTTTAGATACTCGTATTTCCGTGGGCATTTAATGGGGTAAAAAGTTAATGGCAAATTATAAAAATATTATTGTTCGTAGTGTTGGGGGAGACTCTGTTTTGTCAGACAAAACGGCAGAGGCTATACTTAAAGCAACCGATTGGACGCAGCTATCTGATAACGGTTTAACATCAGACTGCGTTGCGGCGTTTGCTACTTATCGTGCCAGCATCCGCACTATTCGTAAGACTGATCCAAAAAGCCCAACTTGGCCTGATGCACCTACAGAGGAGTGGAGCTAATGCCATACATAGGAAGATCATTAGGCGATGGCGTAAGAGCTAGATATATCTACGCTGCTACTTCTGGGCAAACGACATTTAGCGGCAACGATGCTAACGGCATAGCCCTTGCTTATACCGACACGCTGTACATGGATGTTTACCAAAACGGTGTGCTTCTCAAGCCTGTCACGGATTACGCTAGTACAACAGGCACAAGCGTTGTGTTGGTAACAGGGGCAAGCACTGACGATGTTGTTGAGATGATCGTCTACGATAGCTTTGCGGTGGCTGACACTGTTAGCGCGGCTAATGGCGGTACATTTAGCGGTAATATGGCAATGGGCGGTACGCTTGGTGTTACTGGTGCAGCCACTTTATCTAGTACGCTGGCTGTTACAGATGATGCTAATTTTGACAGCGGCACATTGTTTGTTGATGCGAGTGCAAACAGGGTTGGCATTGGTACGACTTCACCATCACAACTTTTATCGATTTTTGATAGTGGCAGTGCAAGGATGGAGATAAAATCTGGTACAAGCGGCACATCAATCATTGATATGGGTGATACGGATGATGCTGACATTGCTGGTATTCGGTATTCTCATGCTGATAATGATATGACATTTCGTGCGAACAACGATGTCCGTATGACGATTGATTCTAGTGGGGCTTTATTAGTTCATACCTCAAGCAGATCAGGATCTTCTAATTTTGTTGTTGAAGCAGATACATCTTCTGAAAATCCAATGTCGGTCGTTAACACGAGGTCGAGTGCATCAACAGACTATCACATTATCATGTATCGTAATGGCAATATTGTAGGTTCGGTGCAAACAAGTTTATCGGCTACATCATTTGTCACATCATCAGATTACCGTTTGAAAGAAAACGTCACTGACATTACAGACGCAACTGATAGGCTGAAGAAACTTAATCCTGTTAAATTCAATTTTATTTCAGACGCTGATACAACGCTTGATGGCTTTTTAGCCCATGAGGTACAAAGCATTGTGCCAGAGGCAGTCACAGGCACAAAAGATGCAACTGAAAAATATACAGATGAAGAAGGAAAAGAGCAAACGAGGATTGTCCCGCAAGGCATAGACCAAGCTAAATTAGTGCCGTTGTTGGTCAAAACCATTCAAGAGCTAGAAGCTCGTATCACAGCCTTGGAGAGTGCGTAATGAGTAAAGCAGCAGAATTAGCCGC